ATGGCGAACTCGATGACTGAACGCGACGAGGGTTCGGAGTGGCTCTACTGGGATCCCAAGCCACGGCGTTGGCGCAGGGTTGAACTCCTGACAGTTCCTGCTGGCAACCCCAAGCGCATACGAATACAGCACCTCGACCGGGACAAGGCGGGCGCTGCCGAATGGGCTCCTGCTTCTCGCTGCAGAGTCCGGTGGTCGGAACGCGGAGAGTACCTGGCGAGAGTCGAGCGGTGGGAGAGAGTTTCCGAACCCAGCCCTCCGACCCATATCGGGGACATCGCGGCTACGCTCCTCGATCGATACGTCGATGCGGATATTGCGGAGTTCTCGACCGTCGTAGGCGTCCTCCTTGTCCGCGACGCCGAGCGACTCGGAGCGCAGTGCGGCGTCTCGCCCACTTTCTTGACATCGGATCCGGCTGCATTCCGGGAACAGGATGGCTGGGTCATCCCGTGGTCAACGGCTGACAAAGTGCTTCGCGAACTGTGCCGGACCGACCCGGGTCCGGGCCTCCAGCTCCTGGAGGAGCAATTGCGCAACCAGCAGGCCTTTGATCAGCTGGTCGAGAAGGAGGGACCGCGGTGGTGGCAACGCATTGATGAACTGGAACCGTCCGATGAGCGTCTGGCGGCGTCGACGAGGGCATGGCATGAGGGAAGACTTGCCGCGACGCGCAGGGTTCGACTTTGGTTGGAGGATGGTAACCCCGCGGGGCTGGCAGACGCATACCTGGAACTGCGAGGGATGTACGCCGACCTGGCCGAAGCCGCACGAGACGCGATTCCTCGGCTGGGTATGGACCGCACGCAGATCTCCGGCCGCATCGCGATCCGATTGCGTCAGCTGACCGACGAGCCGACGCCGGTAGTCAATGTGCGCGGTTTCCGGCGGAGCGAGTAAGCCCGGCCGAGATCCAATGAGGATCGGCAATCGGTGGAGGTGACAAAACTGGTCGGCGGCCGCACTCATGTGAAGACGAGTAGGTCGGGACCTGTTCGAAAACTGATGCTGGCTCACCAGCTCGTCACGCCCCTATGCTTCGAACGCGCGGGGTCATGGGGCCCCGCATGTTCTGGGGAGAACTAATGCGCAAATCAGCGTTCACGCGATCGCGAGTGGGGGTGGCGGTCATTGCCGCTGCGGTCGGTTTCGGTCTTCTGGCGGCTCCGAGCCCTGCCTCGGCCGCCGAACGGACCACGGTGGTGCTTGGCAAGATCGCTGCCGCCAGTGGCGGGACGGTCACCGCGGGGAAGGTCATCGTCCTTTCGGGACGAGCGTCCTCGAACCTGAAAGGCAAGAAGCTGATCGTTCAGGTGAAGGCGGGGGCGGCTTGGCGGACGCTCAGCGCAACGCCCACCGTCACGTCGAAGCAGACCTTCGCCGCGAAGGTGAAGGCTGTGGGCCTCGGGACGACGACCTACCGCATCGTCTACCCCGGCACGACGGCCGGCAAGGATCTCAGCCGGTCGACAAGCAGCCGCAGCACAGTCGTCTGGCAGTGGTTCCCGCTAGCCGGGCAGAAGACGGTCGACTCGAAAGCAAGCTACGGCTGGTACGAGCCGTACGCTCAGGCAGCCACGATGGCAGGCGTCTATTACCCCGAGGCTATTGCCGGGAGCTCGAAGAATGACCGCACATCGTGGTCGGAGTTCAATCTCTCGTTCCAGTGCAAGCAGTTCTCTGCCCTTTCTGGCACAGACGACTCATCGCCTTCTGACAGTTCCGGAACCAGCTACATCACCGTCGATAGCACCACACCATCGAAGGGATCGGTCCCGCTCAAGCTGGGTAAGCCCACCGCCATCAGCCTGAACGTCACAGACGCCATGCGCTTGCGACTCTCGGTCGTCTCGCCGAACTCCGACGCAGTCACCGCCGTGTGGGCAAACGCGAAGATCCTCTGCAAGAAGGACGTGAACCCGAAAGACTGAGCCGTTCCGCGCGAAGACGCCCCCCCCCAGATTTGATCAGCCTGGGGGGCTTCTCCGTCACATGAAACCAGCGCCCTTGAGCCGTTCGATCGTCGCCTCGCGCGTCAAACGGTCGTGAGGGTCGATCCTCCGAAGGAACTCGTCGACGTCGTTCAGGTTCCGCACGCCTGGACTGTCAGGGCCGTGCGCTCGTGTCGTGGTGCGTCGCGGGATCAGCGGGGCCTCTCCCTCCGTGGGGGTGGGCGCCTTCGCCCTCAGATGATCGAGCACTTCGCTGGGGAACATGCGCCAGCGGTTCCCCACTTGGAAGGCAGGGATCTCACCTTCTCTCGCGAGGCGGAGCACGACCTCGTACGACACGCCCAATGTCTTCGCCATCGTTGCGGCCGAGATCGCGGCCTCGACGGGCTCCGCCGGCACCTCGAGCTCACCCTCCGCGAAGGCCTGGCAGCCCGTCGGGGGCTGACGGGCGTTCAACCCACGCGACATCGATGGTGGTCCCATCCCATGCGCATTCGTACCCGCCGTCGATGTCACGCATGACTGTCGCGCAGGCAGGGCATCTTGGCTGCGCGCCGTCATCGAACTCATCCATGGAGGTCACGCCGCTAGCCTCGCACGCCACCACGAGTTTGCGCGGTTCACCGACCCTGCTCGAGCGCAGCAGTATGACCCCCAGCACGAGAACGGCTGCAAGAAGTGGGATCGATGGGTCCGCCGACGTGGCATGCATGACAGATGCCAACGTCGCTTCACCGCCGTCCAGCACTGCGTCGACCACTCCCCCGTGTCGTTCCCCCGAAGACATGAGTCCAAACAGTAGACCAAGAGCAACCACCGACTCGAATTGGGCGTAAGTGTCTGCGTGTCCTCAAGTGGGCCCGATGGCGCTACTCTCACCAAAGAACGGCACAGCGGTGCGCCGTCAGTATGGGGGACCATCATGACCAATACACCTCTGCCCGCACCCGGGTGGTACCCGGCGGCGCACGCCAACAATGAGGCGCGCTACTGGGACGGGAGCCAGTGGCTCGAACAAGGGTCTGTCGCTGCAGCCGAACCGGCCACGACACCTCAGGAACCCGCGCCGGTCGGACCAAAAGCAAGCGCTGAGAAGAAGCCGCACTTTCTTCGTCGGCACTGGGCCATCATCGGTGTTGGCGTCGCGGGCCTGGTGATCGGGGGCATCATTGGGGGCGCTGCCAACTCGCACAGCGAGCCAGTCGCTCAGCCAACGCCCGTCCCAGCAGAGACAGTGGAGGTCGAGAAGATCGTCGAGTCTGGCGCACCAGAGATCTGCGTCAAGGTCGCCGGTGACCTCTTCGACATGGTCACCGGCTTTAACAGCGACATCGCATTGAACTACAACGAAGCGCTCCAGATCATCGCGACCGAGATGAGCAGCGGGTTCCCCGACGCGTCCGAGATTGAGCGAGCGACAGGCTTGGTCCAGGACGCTACCGACACCGTGTCGGGCTACACCGATCAGATGCAGAACGGCCTGAGCGCCGACTATCTAGAGTGCGTCGAGTGAGCATCAAACCATCCCCCGCGGGCTCAGGCGTCGGGCACCGCATCTACGCGCGCCCACACCTGACAGTGGGCGGCACGATAGGTTTCGCGTCGTGACGATGTTCAGTGGCGATGACCGGGCGCGACCTTCGATCTTCGACGCACCGATACCGCAGCTCGTGTTCCTCGCCATCCTCGGACCTCTTGCCCTGATCGGTGCCGTGATATTCACCCTCTGGTCGGGTTCGATTGACGTAGAGATTGATGTGCTGTTCGACCCGAGCGACGCCGCCCTGAAAGCAGGCCTAGCCGCGTGGGCGAACATTTTCCTCATCGTCGGGGTAGCCGCATCGGTCGCCGCTATTGGCCTGAATGGTGTCCTGCAGATGCTGAAGCGGGTCTTCAGCGCGCTTGAGTCACGGCTGTCATCCGAGGACGCCAGGTAAGGCGTCGCCCGCGGGGGAACGTTCGATATAGGGGACATCTATGCGTGTGCCGTCGAATCTGCACTCGTAACCGCCGTCGACGTCGCGCATAACCGTCCCGCAGGCGGGGCAGTTGGGTTGCTCACCGCCCTCGAACGAGTCAGCCGGCAAGGTGGCTTCGATCATTGGAGACGGATCGGAAGGAATGCCTCGATCAGCTCCCTGTTGGCTCGGAAGCCACGCCCCGAGCGTACGATGAGCCGTCGATTAAGCAGTCCGTTGATGTCACGCGAAATCGTCTTGGACTCCTTGTTCGCGTACTCCCTCAGGACACGGGCGGATACCTCAGGGAGCTTCGCACGAGTAACGACCTCTCCAGGTGGCATGTCGAGCACCAGGTGCATCTGTCGTCGCTTTGCCGGTGTGTCCTCGTCTCGGAACATATCGTGCACGTAGTTGACCCACGTGACTGAGAGCTGCTGCTGCCGGACGATCTGGATTTGCTCCCGAAGCTGGTCTACGAGCCCCTGGACGGCGTACCGCACGAATCCCTCGATCGGGTACCCCGGCATCCGGCTCGTCTTGTCGAGCTCGATCAGGTATACATCACGCGTGAGGTTGTAATGGTTGGAGAGAAGGTGCGCGGCCGGGCTGGGGACGCCGGCCTCGATCATCAGTTGAAACTCGATCATCCGTGCGGTGCGACCATTGCCGTCGCCGAATGGGTGGATCCAGGCGATGTAGAGATGGGCAAGGATCGCCTTCATTACCGCTATCGGGAATCGCATTTCGGGCTGGTCGTCAGGTGCCTGAAGTTGATTGAGCCAGTCCACCATCTGGTCGAGAAGGTACTCCGCATCCTCCGCAGGCGCGCCGCGGTAACCGGACAAACCGACGACGACGCTGTCCGTTCGTGTGCGACCGGGTATCACTCCCTCGCGCAACGGCTGTCCGTCCAAGATCCGGCGGTTGAACTCCTTGATTCGCGCCACGCTGAGCGAGAAGTCGCCTCCCAGGCGCATCTCGTCCGCGAGGTCGTTGCATATAGCCAGGATGTTGTCGATCTCGGCGCCCAGGTACTCCCGCGACTTAGAGAGTTCAAGCTCTCCGTCGATGCGGCGACGGACCTCGTCCTCGCTCAGGGTGTTGCCCTCGATGCTCGTCGTTCCGTGGATGCCTTTGGTCAGGAAGACCTTGTGAAGTTCCGCCGCGATCTCCGGCGTGAGGGCGGCCCCGGCGAGATGCTCGCACTTCGACTCGGCTTCACCCAGAAGCATCCAGACCACGTGGGATAGTCGACTCATGTCTACCCGAAAGGTCAGCCAGGGGTGCGTGCCGACATACTGACGCAGGGTGGAGGTAGCAGTCACGTAGCGATTATTGCACTACTTTTTGTCCATCCGGCTGACCTTCTGGATGTCCGAGTTTGCGGGCTCATGTCGGCGTAGCCTGACATCCTCGGCCGGAGGAAGGATCCCGGCCACCCGTGACGAAGAACCGCCGCTACGAGGCGCACTACGACACCCTCAACGACGCTCGCATCATGGAGTCGGCGAACGTCCGCGCTGCGACCACGCTCCCCCAGCAGGCGTTCGGCCCGCAGCCGTTCGAGTGGACGAACCGCGGGCAGCCAGTATGGGCGTGGATCTCGTGGGCGGCGGGGCCAGCGACGCGGATCCCGGCGACCGCGACCGGGTGGAACGACCGCGTCGTATGCGTCGAGTGGGAAGCGCACGGTGGCCGGCGATCAGTGATCGTCTGGCGTAACGCTGTCTCGCGACGCTCATAGGATCGCATTCATGCCCGTCACGCCATCTGTCCTTCGACTCCCGATTTTGACCCTCCTGACCGCCGGAGCGATCGTTCTTAGCGGATGTACTCCCGAGCAGGCTGCGCCCGCGGCAGTCGCCACCTCCGCGACGCCGGCTGCGAGCCCGACCCCCGAGTCTGCGACGCCTGCCGGCGCCAAGACAGGCGACATTGTCGACGACGCGACGTCTGAGGCGATCAACGGCGAGTACATCGACCCGATGCGCAAGGACATGACGGTCAAGCTGAGCTCGGGCGAGAACATCCTCGTCAAGAAGGCCGAGCCTCTGCCGAAGGTAGTCATCGACAGCGTGACGAAGGACGTCAAGACGGCAGCCCCGAACTACGCCAATGACACTTCCAACGACAGTGTCAACAAGATGGCCGACATCAAGCGTGACCTTGAGGAGCGCACCGGCCGGATGATCGCGACCGTCGTCTACGGCAACAGCTACAACGACAACGGAACCTGGTCTAAGGGCTGGTTCGTCGGCGAGCCGGCGACCGAGATCCTCGGCCAGTACCCGTCGAAGGAAGCGGCTATCGCAGCCGTCGAAGGCTGGGTCGCGAAAAGCCCCGCGATGCGGACCTACATCGTCATCGACACGGAAGGTTGATCATCATGTACCTCGGCACGATGCGCCCCAGCGAGACCCAAGCTGTCGACCTGACCGGGAACTCGCTCGAGGAGATCCACGCGGCCGCGATCGCGCGGCTCCCTGCCGGTTTCGAGCTCGTCAGCGCTCCGGTGCAGATGATCAAGGGCAGCACCGCCCTGACCGCGACCGCCACGTTCCGACGCGTCGATGGCATCCGCGAGATCGAGGCCGACGACCGGGCCGCGCTGTTCGCGAAGGTGCCCGCCGGCTGGCAGCTGCTCGAGCTGCGCACCGCCTGAGCGGCGCGGGTCGGAGCGTGGCAGGATCAGGTCCCATGAACGTTGAAGACGAGATCAAGGCGATCGCCGCGAACGTCGCCCACCTGAAGGCAAGCGGTCGGTTTGGCCACAACCCGGCGGAGGCCGACATCCATCGGCAGCTCGAGGGCATTTGGGAAGCGGTGCTTATCCTCGCCCGCGCGATCGACAAGTAGATCGCTCGACCTCCGCGAAACGCGGAACAGCCCCCGTAGCCGGCATCCGTGAGGACGCCGGCTACGGGCTGAACAATGGCGTCAGGTTCGGTCTAGGTAAACCCACAGGTGGTCGATCTCATAACCGGCAGGCAAAGCGTCCAGGTAATCCATGCCGTCTTGCACAGCCGCGAACGCATCCGTCGAGGTCGGGAAACGGCCCTCATACGCAGCCGTTCCGATCTTCCGAAAACCGGCGTTAGCGAGCACCTTTCGGAGCTCCTGCTGCTTGTTGTTCGGCGATGGGCCATTGATCGATGCCCGGACGATTGCACGCGCCATTCTGAACCCCCATTGCGAGGGACATCTTCATCCCCCTGGCGGACAACATACAAGCAAAACCCCCGACCACCTCAAGAGAGGCAGTCGGGGGCTGAACTATGTAGGGCGGCGTTACTGATACCCCCCCCTAGAGCGTTCAGTGGGCGGGCCAGAGAGCCTCGCTCACGCGGCGGTCGCATCAGCCACTACGGCCCATCCGCGTTGGCGAAGTGCGTCCAGTATGGCCTCGACGTGCTCCTCCGGGCTACGCCAACGACGTGAAGAGCGGTCGAGCGACTCTGCGACCTGAGCGATGAATCGCTAGGCTCACGAACTGGAGGAGTCGGGCATGTCGAGTCAGTCGAAATTGCGTGAGGCGAAGCACTTCGCCGAGCTCTTCCCCCAGCAGCATGACGAAGACGGCATCAGGCGCGTCTTCGGCGCTGCGGTCGCCGCGATCAGGACAGCCGCGCAAGCCATGCGGGAGGAGTCTCTGGCTCGCGTTTCCGGGGAACGCGACGCCTCGAGGACCAAGCGCGATTTGCGAGAGTGGTGGGACGCTGAACACCGCCGTCAGATGGACGACGACGTGTTGCGTTGGATCCTCGACGCCCGAAACAGCGACCAGCACGGTGACAATGCCAACTACCTTCAGGTCTATTACCGGTACGAAGCGGACTTGGTGTGTTCAACTGTGCCACCGGGAGCGGAAGTTGCCGACGGACAGATTATTTACGACCGCCACACCCCCGACGAACGGCGAGAACCCCTCAACGGCATCCACTCCAAGAAGTTCTTCTCACGTGCGGTCGGGAAGGTGGAGACACACCGCGGCGACGACATCCGCGACCACAACGGACCCCACGCGCTGCTGTTCATGGCGATCGAGTACTACAAGGAACTTTGGTACGCGACTCAGGATGACCCGCTGACCAGCGACTGGCCGCGGCCCCTCTGAACCGCGCAGGAGCTGCCCTGGTCATCGACACCATGCACGGAAGCGCCAGTCGCGCGCCCTCAGCGCGTGTCGCCTCGGGCGCGCGACGAGTTCTTCAGTAGGCAGGCATTGCTGCGGCGAGGTTGATCCCACCGGCAAGGCGGGTGACCATTGCCGGCGCGGGATGGGTCCCATCCGCCGTGGGAGTGCCAGCCGTGACGGACCATTTGCCCGAGTCGCGTGCGGATTCGGCCAGGTCGGCGATGTCCACGAATCCGAACAGAGGGTGGACTGGGTCGCCCGCCCGGATGACACTGGCACCGGGTGCACCGATTGCGGCTGCAGCGTATGTGCTCTTGTCCAGCGGCGCACCATCGCGGAGCCAGTTGTTGTAGGTCACACGGTGGCCGTTCTTGGTGGCATCGCTGATCGTCTGGTTCGCGACGGTCGCCCACGAGTCGGTTGAGGTGGTGCGCGGCGGGACGGTGACGCCGACCACACGAGACCCGCGGTCAGCGTAGAGCCGCCAGCGGGCGATTACGTCAGCCTGCAACTGGGCGGCCGTGCGGCTGTTCACGTAGAGGTCGTTCGACCCCATCGCGGAGATGACGTAGTCGGTGCAGCCAGCGAACTTTCCCCGATCACGGAGCCAGGGCACGAGGTTGACGGCAGAGTCCCCGTAGAGCGATCCCTGCAGGTAAGAGAACTCGTTTGCCATCGCCTTCACGGCCCATCCGCGGTCGTACGGGATGGTTGGGTTGGACGTGTCGCCGGCGCCCTGGGTGATGCTGTCGCCGTCGATGAGGACGGAGGGTCGGGCTGCCCGAGGGACCTGACCGATGATCGCGGCGGGCCCGTACACGCGAACGTTCGTCGTCCCGTTCCACGATGGGCTGCCGACCATCGTCTGATCGCTGCCGTCGAACCGTCCATCGGCGATGCCATCCGCCGAGGAAACGACATGCGTGGCCGGAAACTTCTCCCCCGCAGCCACGGTGACTGAGGTGCGCAGTTCGAGCCACGTGCCAGCCGGGATTCGCGGGGCGATGACATCTGAGACTGCGTAACCGAGCGGGTTGATCAGCTTGGACGTTCGCCCGTCAAAGGTGATCTGGTAGAGAACGCCAGCGAGCTTGATCGCGGCGGTGATGGTGATGTCGTTGTTCGTGAGGAGGGTGTTCCACCAGGCGGAGTTGCCGTACACGAACCGAACGCCCACGGCGTCGTCAGGGAAGTAGTGGCGGGTCATCGACGTCTGAGTCGTGACGACCCCATCGCTCTGGCTGTTCGCCTGGGAGTCACGTGCGTGGAGAAGCTGAGTGCGTGTCGCGCACGGGCGTAGCCCCAGCAGAGCATTCCCGGCACGCAGCTGGCTGAGGACTGGGAAGCTGTCGAGCCGCCGGCCGGTGGAGTCTTTCATGTAAGCCACGGTCAGGCCTCCTCGTAGACGATGTCGTCGATCTCGCCTGTGGTCGTGTTGATGACGATGGTGGTGATCGAGCCGGCGGGGAGCGGGTCGCCCTCCTGGTCCACGAACCGTACGAACGTGGCCCTTAGTGCAGCACCGGACGCGGTCGTCGGGCTGGCGAGGATCGGCGCCATGATGCCGTCGCTCGTGGCGACGACAGCCTGCACCGCTTCCTTCGACGTGTTCGCATCGGATGCCGCCGTGCTTGCTGCGGTGGCGAAGTCTCCCGCCGCGGTCGCAGCATCCGTCGCCGTACCCACAGCCGTGGTGATGTCTGCGGCCAGGCCTTCGACGTCGTTCTTCGCCTGGAAGACCTCAGCGATCACCTCAGGGCCGAGCCCGGCGTCCGCGACGGCCTGCTTCGCCGCGCCGAACACCGACCGGAGACGCACCTCGAACTGCCCGGACTTCAGGATCACGAACTCGGGGTCACCCTCGACACGGAACTGCGGGAGCTGTCCCACGCTCGACGAGACGAGCGGGTTGATCTCCGCACCAGACACTGCCTCATACACGGCGAGGGGTGTGGTGAAGGACAGGTCGGTCCCCGCGAACACCTCGAACTCCGCGTTCGGCACGAGCGTCCCTGTGCCATCGTTCCCGGTCGGGTCGACCGCGATCGGCTGGTCAAAGTAGTCGACCATCAGCCCTCCTCAGCGGTGATCAGGACCGTCTGCGCCTTGTCAGCGACGCCGGTGGGCTTCCACAAGCCGAAGTGGCCGGCGACGGCAACGACGAACGCGGGCAGTGCGGAGAACAGTGCAACCCCGAGGTCGTACACCTCACCGGAACCGATGGTGCGTGCGAGCTCGACGAGCAGCGACGTCACCAGAGTGAGGGTGGCGAGGAGCACAGCCTTCCACCGGCCCGACGTGACACGAGTGGTCACCAGGCCGACGAGGACGGGCAGGACGAACGAGATGACGAACTGGACGACCACGAGCGGGTCCAGCGTGAAAGCGAAGCTCATGATGTCTCCTTCTGCCGGCGCAACCACGTCGGCGGGATGGTGTCCTCAATCAGGGCGATGTCGGAAGGGTCAAGGTCGGGGCCGTGGTCGGAAGGCCACTGGCGGGCGATGGCGCGGAGGATGCGGGCGAACGCGGACGACTTGAGGCGGTCCTTCTCGACCAGCTCGTTGACCCGCCCCTCGAGGGAGCCGATCTTCGTCCAGGCGCCCTCGAGCTGCTCCGCAACGCGGGCGTCGATACGAGCATCGAGCGCGGTCTTCGCGTCGGTCTTCGTCTTCCCCCTGGTGCCGATGAACGTGACCACGATCCCGAGGAGACCGATGATCGCGACGACGATGGTGACGATGTGCTGCGGGTCCATTTCAGGCTTCCTCCTCGCGTCGCTCTTTGATGTCCTCCCCGAGCAGGCTCAGCCTGAACAACGGGAGGGGCAACGCGAGAAGCAAGATGAACACGACGAACGCGGACGACGGGTCCGGGCTCGAACGGAACAGCAACACCACAACGGCGTACGTACCCAGGAGGGCGACGAGCGCAACCTTCGACATCACCTCGAGGCGCCACAGCGCGGGGAAGATGACACCGATCGCGCAGGCGACACCAGCGGCCGCCAGCAACGCGCCCAGCACGACGATCACCTGATCGGGGAACAGACGGTGCAGGATCGGTGACCCCCACAGCATCGCCCACGCACCAGCACCGATAACGATCGCGTCGTACACCGGGAGGGCGATCCGCATGAGGTTGCGGAACTTCCACTCATCCGGGCTGATCGCGTCAGCATCCCAGATCGTGCGCCGCAGAATCCGCCGCCGCATCACTTCCCCAGTTCGGGGATGCTCTGCACCTGCTTCAGGTTCTGCTTGCCCTTCGAGTACGGGAGCTTCCGGCCCGCAGCGGTGAACGCGCTCTTGATGACCTCCCACTCCCCCGAATCGACCCGACGGCGGCGGCCGTCCTTCACCTCGTAGACGACCTTGTCGCCCTTCGCCTGCACGTAAACGGTCATGTCTTCCTCTTCCGGAGTGATGGCGGGAGTCGCCGGCTTGGGCTTGTTGGATGCGGGGGCGGGCTTCGGCGGCGCGATCACCGGGCGGCCCGGCAGGTGGCGACCATGAGGGGCGCGGTACAGGTCCGGGTCGACGCGGATGCCGTCGATGAGGAGCTCCTCATGCAGGTGCACACCGTTCGTTTCGCCCGTGTCCCCCATGACCCCGATCGGCTGGTCCAGGGCGACTTTCTGCCCTTCGCGGACCTTGACAGTCCCTGTCTGGTGGTGCGCGAGGCGAACCTGCGCACGGTCAGTGATCTGGATGAGGACGTAGTTGCCCCAACCGAGGTGGTGGCCGCCATCGTTGAACGCGGTGCGGATGATCCCCGCAGCTGGAGCGACGACCTGCTTTGACTGGCCCGGCCGAGCCGTGCTCCACTTCCAGTCCTTCCCCATGTGGGGGCGGTCGCGACTGTACGGCTTCACGTTCGTAGCGCCGAAAGGCAACCCAGGGGTCGTGGATGCGTACGGGACGGGCGAGGCGAGCTGAACCATGAGGCTCCTCCGGGAACGGCGGAGCCCCCGGGGTTACCGGGGGCTCCGTAGGTGGGTGTCAGGCCGTCAGGCCCTCGAGCGCGGCAAGACGCTCCTCGATCACGCCGAGACGTTCGATCGCGCGCTGCACCGGGGGGAGCATCGCGAGCCACGCGCGCTCGTAGTGGATGCCCTCGACGTCGCCGTCCTCGTTGTAGAAGACAGCCCAGCCAAGACCCGCCGCGTCGAGCGCGTCGGCGATCATTCCGGCATCGACCGGAGCATCCGACCCGTGCTGAGCGACCTGCTCCCGGTACCGGTACATGACGAACGCGACCGACAGGAGCTGCTCGTCCGTGATCTCCATCTCGGCGATGTCCTGCTTGTACTTCGCGGCCGACGACTGGTGACCCAGGTAGGTCGGCTCCGAGCCCTCGTTCGTGATGTACGCGGCGCGGCGGGTGCCGGTGAGGTTCCGGTTCCACACGTCCGCGTTGAACCCGCCACTGCGCACAGCGGGCAGGTCGGCCGTCTTCTGGTCGACGTACCGCTTGTTCGCACCGTTCTCCGGGGTAGCAGGGTCGGCCATGTCGAGGCGGCCGCCCGAACTCCACCGGGCAAGCTGCCCACCACCGGACGGACCAGACGTGGAACCGGCCGTGGCGTTGTCGACGTACCGCTTGTTCGCACCGTTCTCCGGCGTCGCGGGGTCCGCCATCTCGATTCGCCCACTCGCGGACCACCGGACCAGCTTGTTCCCACCCGACGGGCCCGACACGGACGCTTCGGTAGAGCTGTCGGTATACGCCTTCGCGACGGCCGCGGCGACGTCCGTGTAGGCCTTCGCTGCCGCGGCGGCTGTGTCCACGGTGCGCTTGTTCGCGACGCTGTCCTGATCGGTCGGGTCGGCGACGATGATGCGGCCACCAGCCGTGAAGCGGACGAGCTTCCCCGGCCCGGTAAGGCCCGAGGTGGACGAGTCGGTCGCGTTGTCCACGTACCGCTTCGTCGCGCCGTGCTCGAGCGCGGTGGGCTCGGACATGCCCAGGCGGCCCTCAGGGGTGAACCGGGCGAGCTTCCCTCCCCCACCGCTCGCTCCCGACGTCGTCGAGTCGGTGAGGTTGTCGACGTACCGCTTCGTCGCCCCGTGACCGAGCTGCGTCGGATCTGACATCAGCAGGTTCCCGGTGGGGCTCCACTGGACGAGCTTTCCGCCGCCCGTGCCGGTACCGACCGCCGTGGACTTCGTGACAGCATCCGCTGTCGGCTTCAGGGCCGCATCGACGTACCGCTTGTTCGCGACGTGAGCGTTCGTCTCCGGGTCCGCGACAGCCAGGCGCCCCTCCGGGGTGAACTTCGCCAGCTTCCCGCCGCCGCCATCCGTGCCGGTGGTGGTCGCCTCGGTGATCTCCGCTCGAGCGTCGACCCAGGTGGGGACTCCGGCGACGATCTGCCGCACCCACACCGCCGACCCCACGGTGACACGGGTGCCGATCCGCTCGAGGAAGGTGCGGACGAATGCGTCATTGGCTGAGGCGCCACCGTCTCCGTTCCACACGCGGAGGTCGACGACCTCCTGCGCGGAGGGCTGCCCGGCGGTGAACCGGACCAGAGCGAGAGGGTGGTCGTCGATCACACCGGGCACGTTCTGGCGGGTCGTGGCGAGGGCCTTCGTCGATGTGCCCTTCAGCACGACGACAGTGCTCGTCTTCGCTGCCCAGTCGCGCCGCAGTACAACGGTGTCCCACCGGCTGCCAGATGGCACCGCGACGGCTCCGACTGCCTCGACGTCGTAGGACACGTCGAGTACTCCGCGACCCGACGCGGTCCCAGGTTGCACGTTGAGGGTACGGTCGGCGGGGTTTGGGACGACCTCGAACGAGGAAGCACCGAAGACTGAGTAGGTCGCGCCGGCGTAGGTCAGGAGCTGCCCGTGCTCCGCGTAGGTCAGGGCTCGCTCGTACCCCTTGGAAACGATCGCCATGGTTACCTTCTCTCCAAGCTGCGTACGGACTTCGCGATCCCCGCGACGTACTTCGTGAAACGGATCTGCGGTTCGGTGTCGGCGAACCCGAACCGGGGCGTCACCGTGAAACCCGACCCGTTGGCGTGTGTCACGGTGATCTCGCTGACAAGGTCGTGCATGGAAACCGGGCCGACTTGCACGGGGAGGCGGGTGCCGAGCTCGTATGCGGTCGGGAACCGGAACCAGGACGTCTCCCGCAAGTTCGCGGTGACGCTGGCCTTCGCGGCGCTGTCAGCGAGGGCTTCGACGCCGTAGGGGGTGAGGTCGGCGCCCGGCTCAGCATCCGACGCGTCGACGTAGGTTTCGAGCACGCGCCCGAGGGCCGCTTCTCGCGCGGCGTCGACGACGACCCGGTACTCCTTGTCCGTGCCGCTTCCGGCACCGCCGACGACTACGCGGGTTGCGGTGGCTGGTTGCATCGACCAGTTCCAGGAAGACAGGACTCCCGATTGTGGGGTGAGCGGCCGCGCGTAGGTTGACCCTTCGCGGATGCTGACGTCCCATCGCCCGGTCGTGGCATCCCGCTCAAGGGTCAGCTGTAGCCGCGCCGTAGTGAGCATGTCGATGACAGTTGACAGCTGGTCCATGCGGAACCGGCTCACTCCGACCGGCCCTCTCCCGGTGGACGTCGGGACGTTCCAGGGGAGGTTGAGCCGCGCCGCAGCGGCGGCTATTACCGCCAACGCGCGGGTCTCCGCGGGGCCACTGTAGGTCGCGAACTCGCTGGTTTGTGCTGTGACTGCTGCTGCTGGGTCCTGCCATCCGAGGATGCTCGTGAACCAGGAGAAGTCGTCAGTGACAGTGACAGTCACGTTGCCGTAAGGGCCAGCTCCCTCAAGGGGGCCGATCCTGCCCTCGACGAGACGGCGCTTCGTCAACACGCTGCCATCCAGGCTGATCATCCACACGACGGCGCGTGCGCCCGCCGCTATCAGATGCGTGACAGCAGGGTGCGAGTCGCGAACAGTGAGCCGCGCGGTGGATGCTTTGTTGAAGCGGAGAACGCTCGTCGTCTCGGCGGGAAGAAGCTGCTTCACGAACGCTGAGGTCGCATCCTGGATCTCGACGAGAATGTGGTCGCGCTGCATCAGTACGCCCGCCAATACAAGGGTGTGAGCTCCGCGACCACTGAACCGGTGCCCTCCGCCTGGATGACGAGGGGGGACGTTCCGCGGGCCGGAACCGGGCCGAACACCTGGAACCCGAGTTCGGGGGTGACATCTTCACCGTCGAGCGTGGCGAACTGCCGGGCCGGGTCCGTGTCGATGACGAGAGTGGAACCGTCGGGGACGGGGATGGGGACCTCGATGATCGCCCCGTCCACACCGAGCTCGATGCTCGATGCGGGTCCGTGGACTGTCCATGTCAGGTAGGCGGGTTCGTTGCCCGGGTTGTCGATGTTCGCGAGAGCGAAAGACGAGTCGGAGGAGAGGTAGTAGATGTCGCCGGGCTCGTCCGGGATGAAGTCGACGCCGGCCTCGGCTCCGAGGAACGTCTGGCGGACCGGTTGCCCTCGCCACAGTGGGCGTGGCGCGTACAGGTCGATCCCGATCCATGCGAGGCCGGTGACGAACGGGTCGCGATCGAAGCTGTGCCCACCGGTGAACGCTCCGCGCAGGTCGATGCTGCGCGCTGTGTCGCCGGTCCCGACCGTCCACGTCCCGGTTCGCACGGGGTGGAAGGAGTCGAAGAACGCAGCATGCTCGACCCGCCACTGCTCCGAGCTCGACGCGCGGAACAGGAGCGGCCAATACGCTGACCTTTCGGGCAGGGAATACCCGACGACATCGACACCGGGGACGAGGGGCGTCTGAGACGTGAAAACGTCGACCGGGGGCAGGTGGAGACCTTTGACGCCGCGTCCCATGCGAGGGTTCGACGCGTCGGGGCCCGACAGGACCCAGAAGGATCCGTCGAACCCCGTCCACGTCATCGGCCACGGCGCGAACGCTTCGGGGGCGACCTCGGGTGCTGAGGGTGTCGCAGCGAGTACGAGCGGCATCTATGGCCTCCTTGGGTCGCTTACGACAGCCCCGCAGCGTCGAGCGCGCGGCGCAGTTTCTCTTCCTTCTCCGCGGCGACCTTGTGGGGGTCGTACGCGTAGTAGGTGCCGTGATCGATGACCTGCACTGACGCTCCCCTGCCGCTGTCGACGGTAGGGCCTGCGGGTGCGGGGACGCCCATGCGGCGCATCGTCTCGGCCAGGATCCCCATCGAGCGGGCGGACCCGTCGAGAGGGATGAACGCTTCCGGCACGTCGCTGCGGTCGCCCACGACACGCCACGTGCTCGCGGGGACCATCTGCGCCACCGGTTGCATCGGTGTCAGGTTGTGGAACCCGCCGCTGGCGTAGAAGTCGACGACACCACCCATGGCCTGTGTGGTGGCGACACGCGAGCCGATGACGATCTGCCGTCCGCTGTTGCGGATGATCAGGTTGTCGATCGACCGTTGCGCGTCACCAGTGGAGGCACGGATGACGACGTCACCGTTCGGGAGGCGCTCGACTCGCGACGCGAGGTCTGCGACCTTCTGCTCTTCGTCGGACGCGTTCGAGGAGAACGTCGTCCCCTTCGATGAGGGCGTGGCGAGGATGGTGTCGATGAGCTTCTGAGCCTCGTTCTTCGTGAGGTCGGACTGCACCATCTGATCGCGGATCGCATCAGTTCCCACGCGGAACCGATCCGAGAGGGCGTCCTGACTTTCCCCGGCGTCCTCCGCCGCGGTGATCTCGTCGTTCAACGCTGCGACAGCCTTCTTCGTCTGGGTTTCCAGGTCACCTGACTCGTCGCCAACGTTCGCGATCGCATCCGCGAGACGCAGGGAGGCGTCGTTCAGGTACCCCATCGCCACTGCGCTGTCGCCGAAGCCGTTCAATCGGTCTCGGGCGTCGTCGATGCCAGGCAGGAGGTTTTCGCGGATCTGATCGGCAGCGTCAGCGGTTGTTGAGTCGAACCCACGCATGCTTTCGGCGAGGTCGTCGAGCTCCTTCGGTCGCTCGCCGAAGCCATTCATCACATCGATGATCCCGGCGATTCCCTCGACCGTGTCCGCGAGCGGACCCGCCACGAACCCGCCGAACGCTTCCGTCCCATCAGCGACCGCGATGACCATGGACTCACCGAAGTCGAGAGCGCCATTGGCCATCTGCAACAGGAACTCGAGTACGGGGCCACGGTTCTGCGAAACGAACTCGGCTACGTCTCCAAGCGGTTCGGAGAACGCTGCAGCGAGGGCGCCCTGGATGCCGTTCATGGCGACTTCGATGTTGCGTTGCGCTTGCTCGAGCTTGGTCGCGTCGTTGTCGGCCAGCGTGTCGAACATGCGCTGGGCTGAGCCGGTCACCCCGTCGAGCTGCTCGACGGCGTTGGACAGGTCCATTTTGAACAGCGCGTCGCCGAGGTCTTCGGCCTGTGTGCCGAACAGCCCCACAGCGGCGGCGTTGCGGAGCACCGGGTCCTCGGTTTCGCGGAGCTTGTCGAGGACGAGCGCCAGCCCGTCGCGGGCGGATTCGCCCCCCTTCGCGATCTTCGCGGTCATCTCGTCAGCGCTGAGACCAAGTTCGCCGAATGCCGTTGCTGACGTCTTCGAGCCGTCCGTCGCGCGGATCTGGAACTCCTTCAGGGCGTCCGCCGCGAGGTCACTGTTACGCGCGCCGCCCTCGAGGGCCTGATTGATCAGGCCGAGTGCTTCGTCGCCCTCGAGACCGAGCCGGGAGAACAAGGCCGGGTATTCGGTGAGGGTGTCGAGGAGGTCGTCGGCCCTGTTCGCGCCGTTGCGTTCCCCCGCCGCGATGAGGTCGAAGGCTTCCTCCGCGGACTTCGCGACCCCGGTGCTCAGGAGGGTGCTGACCGCCGTAGCGACCGGTTTCACGTCCTCGCCGAGAACATCCGCGATACCCGCGAGGCCTTCAATGACCTTCTGCGCGTCGCGGTTGGACGCATCAGCGTCGAGGATCCCGAACTGCAGCGCGAGCCGAGCGGTGTCCATGTTGGATTCGACGGACTCGCCGAACACGTTCGCGTACGCCTCGCCGGCGGCGCGTGCGAGGCGCCCCGCATCGGCCTCGTCGAGACCTGTCAGCGCGGCAAGACGATCCCGGCCAGCTTCCTGGCCAATAGCCTTCCGCGCGCCGTCGATGAGCGCCTTACCGACCGCAGCGCCGACACCGATCACCGCGCCTGCGATGGGGATGGCAACAAGAGCGGAGATCAGGTTCTCACCGAGCTCCGCGCCCGCGTCGTCGCCAGCGTCGCCCGCGTAGTCCTCAACTGACGACAACTTCTGCTTGGCGGGGTCGTCGTCGACATCCACGACCATTTCGGCGCGAGCGCCTTCCAAGGCGTTGAGGGCACGACGCGCGCCGCGGAGCTTGTTCTCGGCTCGCTGGACGTCCGCGTCAACCTGCACGTTCGTGGAGAGCGAGCGAAGGTAGTCGAGCTCCTTCTCGATCGTGTCGACGGACTTCTGCGCTTCGTCGATGTTCGCGTTGACACGGAGCGCGGTGTCCTTGGAGACGAGCTGCTTGGCCCGCGTCTCGACCCGCTCCATGCCCGCGATCGCAGCTGTGTCGTCAGCATCCAGCTGGATCTTCTGCGAGTTGAGGCGCTTGACGGTGGCGTCAGCCCGTTTGCCTGCGGCTTCGAGGGGCTTGTCGTCTGCGGTGAAGAGGACTTCGAGTTCCGCGACGCGCATAGGTACTCCCCTACTGGTTTAGTGCCACGCTCAGCCGTGTGCGGCTGTCCAGGAGGCTGAAGATGAGGGTGCGGATACCGGGCCACGGCCTGGCGAGCACGTCTTCGGCGTACAGGTCGACGCCTCGTTCGGCGAGATCTGCGACGACGAGACGCCAATGGGTGACCAGGTCGAGGATGGACACGTCCGGGGTCTGTTGCTTCTGCGCGACCGGTTCTGGGAGCACGTCGGCGGGCGGAGTCCGGTAGTCCGGGTACCATCCGTCTGCGTCCGGTTCACCGACCCCGTATGGCGCCCAGTCCTCGGCCGTGACTAGCCTTTTGGGCTCGCATCAGCTCCCTCTACCTCGCGGGGGGTCCACAGGATCGCCGCGAGCGAATCCGCGTACGCCTTGCCCCGCGCCCAGAAGAAGATCGCGTAATAGGCGACTCGGTCGATGGTCGCGGCGGGGTGCCCGTCTTGCCGCAACCGTTCGTAGGTGTCACCCAGAGCGGGGTGAGCATCCTTGGGGATCGTCTTGATCAGGGCATCGATCTCTGATGGCAGCTTGCCCTTGACCATCCCCAGCTTCACCTCGCCACGTACGGCGAGGGCGAGGATCAGCTTCGCGTCCTCGACGCTGGGCGGCCGCACCGCGTAGGTACGGTCGCCCAGCTTGATCTCGAGGTTCGGTGCTGCCCACGCTTCGAAGTCGACAGCAGTCACGGGTTACGCGCCGCGCGTGAAGGTGAACGCGGTCGACGCTCCGGCTTCGGTGGTGACGACCACTGGGACAGCGCCCGCTTCGCCGACGGGTACCACGGCGATGACGGATGCACCGTTGACCGCGGTGAACTCGACCTCGTCGCCGTCGATCGTGACCGACGTGGCACCGAGGAACCCGGAACCGCTGATGGTGATGAGGTCACCGTCGCCGGCGTTCGGCGGGCTGACGTAGGAGACGACCGGGACGGTCGCACCCCAACCCTGGAAGGGGTTCTCGATGGGCTCGTACTCGCCCTTACCGGCGAGGGAGATCGCGAAGGTCTCGGTCTCCGCATTGCCCGTGTTCTGGCGGGACAGCTCGACGGTCACCTGCGCGCGGCCGGCATCGTTGGGCGACGGGGTGCCGGTTTCGGGCTTGTGGTAGAAGCGGATGTCGAGGACAGCCCCTTCACCCTTCGCACGGGCAGCGGCGACGATCGCCTCGAGCTCGGGAAGGTACAGTCCGGTCGTCGTGGAACGGTTGCCCTGGACGGTGAAGTCGGCGGCGAATCCGCGCCCGGTGACTTCCTCGTTCGTTGCCCCGCGGTCGTCGTACGTGGTGACGTCCGTGGTGACCTTGGGGAACGTGGGCGCCCACCCCGACATGCGGCGGACCGGCTGCCAGGACGGAGACGCGTACGTTCCGAGGTTGATGTCGATGCCGTGCTCGTAGGACTTCCCGAGGACCGTGCCTGCGGGGAGGGGAACTGCATTGCTCATGTGAGCGCCTCCAAATTGTCGAGGGTGATGAGGTAGTTGTCTGACCGCTCGGTGCGGCCGTTACCATCGGCACCCTGGGGCACCATGGACACGCGGGAGATCCCGCTTATCCCTCCCGTCCGGGGAAGGTTCTGCAGCATCGCGAAGGTGGGCGATGCGAGTTTGTCTGCCCCGTTCGGGGAGTTGCGTGGGCCGCGGAACCAGAACTGGACCCGACGTTGCGACTCGCCTGTCTGGGGGTCGTCGGTTGTTGCGTACACGCGCACTCCGATGGCTCGATCGGGTGATGCCGGGATAGCTCCGTAGAAGATCCCGACCTCTGAGGCGCTGTAGGCGGGCCCTGCGGGTCGCCACTCCCACCCGGGGACGGTCCCGAGGAGTTCACAGAGCCGGATCGTGAGGGTTTCGTCATCCACCGAGCACCCCACGAACATGTCGACCGATGGTCGGGGCTAGTTGATCGGTGAGCTCGTCGGTAGCGGTCTCGAGGAACTTGGCTTGGCCGTCATCGTGGGAGTAGTCGAGGCGCTCATGCTGATACCGGGCGACGAAGTCTCGGTAGCCGACTTGGGCGGTGAGGTCAGCAACGCTGACGAAACCGGAGGCGATCATGTCGCCGGTGTCTTTCGGGGCGAGCTCGTTTGAACGCTCAAGGACGGCCTTGGCGTGCTCGTCGAGGCCCGCCTGCACGGCCTTCTCGATGTCGGCGAGGATCGGCAGGAACATGGGGCCTCCTACTCGAGGTACAACGTCTGGAACGCGGGCAGGTCGGGATGCTGGCCACGTTTGATCGCGACGACTCGCGCTTCACGTTCTCCGGTGAGTCCCGGCCAGATGGTGACGAGGGAACCGAGGGGAACGACCTCGTCGAAGTTGACGTGGTGTTGAGCGGAGGAGGTCACTTCAGCGCCGTCGTTTCCGGCGACTGCTTTCTGGTCGTCTTCGCTGAAACCGCGTACCTCTCGGGCCGCACCGTAGCCGCCTCCCATGCCTCCGCCCGCACCGTAGTCACGGACCAGGGCAACGTGCGGGGTGAAGTAGTCCGGGAGTGGGATGCTCACGGCAACTCCTCGTAGCGGGGCGCAAGGTCGATGCTGAACGGCCGTTGCCGGCGCCCGCGGAGCATCCTTTTGTGCTCTTCGGTGAGCAGGAGGGTGCGTCCGGGACGGTCGAACGTCCAGGACTCAGAGAACGGCCCCATGGACCGCGACTTCTGGGTGACATCCGCCCCGCCCACGACAGCACCTTGGTCGCTGGTCATCACCCACTTGACCATCTCGCGGGAGACGGTCTTCCGGGTGCGCAGCTGCGGGGCTGTCGGGGGGTCGCTGGGTGGGGCGTAGGCGTCGATGCGGACCGCTGCATCGATAAGCAGTTCCCGCGCCTCTGTCTCCCGCCCTGAGGGGAGGCCCGGCCAGATGGCCTTGAGATCCGCGATGGTCGCGTATGCGCCTTCGATCGGGTCGTTTTCAGCCATGCCGGGCCTCCTCTCAGATCACTTGACCGACGTCGCGCCGGTGTCGATGTTGTGCGTGACGGTCACGACGGTGCCGTCCGGCTTGACCGCGTCGTACTTCTCGATGCGGTGCTCGGACTCGTCCACCTCAGCGGCGGCGGGCTTCTCGACGGGCTTCACGGCGTTGACCGTTCCGACCTCGATTGCCTCGTCGCCGGGCTGTGGCGGGACGGACACAGCGACCTCGGTGGGGTCGGTGGTGTCCGCCGGTCCGTCGCCAGGTGCGGTGACGGACGGCTTGGTGACGTCCGAGTCGAGCGTGGTCGTCTCGGGGACGTCTTCCTTCTTGCGTGCAGCCATGTGCTTCTCCTTCGTGATCAGCTGGCGAGCACACCGCGGAGACGCGCAGCGGCCTTGCCGCCGAACGTCGCGAGTCCGCAGTAGAACTCGATGCGGGTGCGGTATGCGGGCTTCTCCTGCAGCTGGCCCAGGTCGTCGACCTGAACGCCGCCGTTGGTGAGGCCGGTGACGCCACCGTCGGTCTCGTCCTCGCCGAATCGCACGGCGTAGATCGAGGATGCGGCACTCGAGGAGCCCTGCGTCTCGCTCAGCGGCAGCACCTCAGCACCGGCCAGGTTCTGACCGGGGTCGAGGACGGGGATGCCGTTGTAGGTGAGGACACGCTTGCGGGTGAGCTCCTCGTTGACGAAGTCGGCACCGCCGAGGCGGCGCAGGCTCGAGAGGATCTTGGCGCGCACGAGACGGTTGGCGTAGATCGCTCCGTTGGAGCCGTTCAGGCCGGGCACGGATGCCACGAGCGCGTCGAGCGCATCGAGGAAGTCGTGTCCTGCGGCGACGGGGCCGAGACCGTTCGTCGCGGCGTCGAGGACCTGACCGCCAGTGAGGCGCTTCTTGAGCCCGTCGAAGCCCTTCGGGTCGACGGCGACGTCACCGTTGAAGAACGCGTCCTGGTACTTGTAGGCCGCGGACTTCACCTTCAGGCGGGTCTGAACGGCGCGCTGGTCGTTGAGGTTGCCGCGGGTCTGGACGATGAAGCGGTCGACGTCAGCGTCTCCACCGAGAATGACGAGCGACTCGGTGGCCTGGACCACGGTGCCAGTCGATTCGGTGTAGGCCTCGTTGACGGATCGGAACGCGACGCCCGGGAGGGTCGCTTCCTTGTTGTAGGCGTATGCGTTGCCCTCGATGTCCATCAGGGGGATACGGTCGAGGACCGAGGACTCCTGAACGAACGTCTCGACGACACCGCGCTGAAGCTGGTTCTCCGAGAGGAGAGCAGCCTGGGCGAGAGTGACAGCCACGATGGCTCCTTACTTGTCTGAGTCGGCGTAGGCCGCGCGTAGCGTGCCCAAACCGGGGGATGTGGATTCCTGCACGCCGTCACCCTTGTTCGCTCGCGCGAGGGCGGGCGAGGTGGGTGCTGGCTTCTTGGGGATGAGCGTCTGCAGCTCCTTGGCGTGCGCCTCGAGCTCGTCACGGGTGGAACCCCGCAGCGCAGCGGCCGGGATACCGGCTTCGCTGGCGATCTCGGACTTCCATGCGGCGATCTGCTTCTCCGCCTTCAGCGCCGCGTTCTCCGACTCGAGAGACGCGAGGCGTTCAGCACGCTTCTCGTCCTCGGTCATCTGCGACTGCTTCAGAGCGGCAAGCTCTTCCGCGGCGGTCTTGTTCTCCTTGGCCTGGCGCTCCCACTTACGGGCCTGCGCCTTCCAGTCCGTCGTGTCAGCGTCGGTGTCGTGCGACTCTTCTGCTGTGCTGGAATCCTGCGCCTCGCTGGCGTCCTGCACTCCGTCGCCGGTGTCAGCGATGTAGCGGAGGTGCGGGCGGTGCCAGATCGGTGCGGGGAGGATTCCGAACGACCGCTCGGTGTCCTTGCTCATGGTGTTTCCTTCCATGCGGAATGGCCTCGCGCCGTGCGGCGCTCAGCAGGGTGACCGCCGTGCGGCGGTAGTCAGTGTTCGTGCTCGTCGGGCGGGAACTCGCTGTCGAGCCAGCCCCGGATCTTCGCGTTGTGAGCGGCTTTCGCGCGTGCGGACATCCCGCCCGTGCGGGCTGACGCCAGATATGCCACCGCGGGAACCTCGGGTGCCTTGCTGTTCCAGTTGGGGACAGCAACGCACCCGCAGTCGTTGTGCGCCGCGAAGTCGGCTGTGCTCCGCCGGTACGTGCGGCCTCTTTGCTCAAGGGCGCGGCAGAACCGGCATGCACCAGCCCGGACCCGGCGGGACCAGCCGTAGGCATCCGGGTCGGCTTCGACGGACTGGGTGATCGTGAGCCGGGCGGGTTCCGCTGTGTACCGGGCCGCTGGGGCGAGGATCGCGGGCAGCGCGAGCGCCGGCGTGGCGGTGAACAAGTGCCCCGCCGCGAACCGGACCGCGCGTTCCACACGGTCCGCCGCCACCGGGTCCGCGACCTGCGCACGGAACCGTGTCCGCACGTTCGCGCCAGCGCGAACCTCGTCGTACCAGTCCGCGGCGACCGAGGCTGCGCCCTGCCCGTACCGGCGAACCAGCAACGGGACGAACTGCAGCAGCGCGTCCCGGACCTTATCAGGCTTGTCGAGGTTCAGCGACCCGAAGAAACCGTCGAGCTCCCCGCGGATGAGCGAGGCAACACCAGCCTGAATTTCGCGGAGCGTTTGAGCTTGCGATGCTGTGGTCATCACGCGACCTCAGCGTCACTCGCCCCGCTGCTGGCTGCCTGGATCAGCGAAGCCATCGTCGCTCCGCCCTGCGCGCGTCGCTTCTCGGCGAGCATCCGGTCGATCTGCTTCTGCGTGTGCCCGAAGCCGCGGAGCGCTTCTTCCGTCTCCGCCACCCACGGCATCGCGCTGATCTCCTTCACCATCGCATCAGCGGCGGCCTGCCGCGTCGGCTGAGATGCGGGACGCCACACCGCTTCGAGCTCGTCGAGCTCCTCGGGGAGCTCATCGAGCCCGTCGCGGAGCATCACGCCCTTCTGCAGCAGGTCGACCCAACCGGATCCAAACGTCGTGTGCGCTTGCTCAGCGATCTTGTTCAGAGCATCCCAGCGGACTTCCATGGCCTCGGCCGAATCCGGGTTGTCCTGGACAACACCGAGGACCGAGACGGGCAGGTCGACGATCGACGAGTACACCGCGGCGTCCGAACGGATCATGTCGGTGTGCGGCTGCATTGACACCTGGGGGGCGTAGGAAACCTGAGGGATGTCACCTTCCTCGTCGCGGCTGATTGCGTTGATCCGTCCGATGAGGGCGTCCCATGAGGAGATCTGCTTGCCGTCCTCGTCGACGAAGATGTCCTCTTCGGCTCCGAGTAGGTACCGCTGCGGGGCGGAGAAGAACTCTGCCGTGATCTCCGAGCGGAGCAGGGTGCGCTGCGCACGGTCGATGGCTCGCATCACCGGGTGGGAGATGCGCGACCGCCCGAACGGGTTGTCCAGGTCGGGCTGGAAAGCGAGAAGTGATGCCGGGCACATGGCCACACCATCGACGTGGACGACCTCGAGCCCGCGGGCGCCTTCAGCGACCGTGTAGACCGCCTCGTCGTCCGCGTAAATGAACTCTGTCGCCCGGCCCCACTTCGTTCCGGTGACCGTGAGGATTTTCGTCAGCCGGCGGGCGTTCGGGTTCCACTCCCCCGTCGTGGTCCGCGCGGACAGGCCTCGCAGGACGATCTCGGGCTCTCCCGGTCCGCCACCGAGCGCGATCGCGAACCCGGGTCCGTACTTCTCGGCCTCGAGGTGCGTCATCGGGGCTTCACTGAGGAGCCGGTTCTGGCGGATCATCCGGCGGATGTCGTCAGGCAGCTCACCGTCCGGAAGGGCGAACCCGTCGAGGTTGATGCGCGCGTTCAGGTGCGTGCACGCCTTCTCCGCCCACGACAGAGTCGTCTCGAACTCGACCATGTGAGGCGGGACGGCGATACCGAAGTGCCTGGTCTTCTGCGCAGCCTCGTAGTAGTTCTTGCGCGTCTTGTTGATCATCCGTACGGACGCCAACTGCGCGAGAAGACGAGTCACATGCTCAGCTGTATCGGGACGCATCCCCTGGATCGGCAGCTTCATCGATGAACCACCGCCCTCTGTTTGCGCCCCGGGCGCCGTTTGCTTGTCCGCGCGGCGTAGACCGCGAGGCTGATCGATTCGATCGGGGTCTCATCCCCGTCAGGAGTCGTCGCGACCCACCCCCACGCGCCGGCGGCGTTGCGGAGTTTCTTGTCGCACACGCCGACGGACGCGTCGAGGACTTCCTGGCCGTCCCGCTTCTTCGTGAACGAGCCGTCCTTGACCGCTTCCCACGTCATGGAGCACGCCGTCAGGTACTGCGTGGTGGTGAGGGTCCAGATGACCTTGTCGGACACTCCTCGGTCCCGAAGCTTCGCCTCGAGCGTCTTCGCATCCCCACCGGAGATGGCGATCTGGGCGGTTTCCCGCCAGCATCCCGCCAGCCAATCCGCGAGAGCATCGATGCCCTGATCAGTCGGCCCGGTGAGAGCGTCGATGAGCTCAGCGTGGACCCCGTCGGCGTGCTTGCGTGCCCCCGACAGCGAGACCCGCGAACCGTCCTGCGAGAACGCAACACCGTACGAAATGACACCGTCGGGCGCTGCTTCGACAGCCCTATCGGCCCACACGGAAGCCGGGATCAGTCGAGACCCGGCCTGGTCTTCGTCCCAAACCCCCAGCCCTTCCCGCTGGAAAGACTCAGGCGTCAGCTGCTTGCGCATCCGGAGGACAGCACTCTTCGGAGTCCGTGTCGGATAGGACGGGTTCGCTCTCTCCACCGCAGCCCAGTCGACCTTGCCGACCGACCAGTCACGTACACGGATGTCTGCGTCCGCAGAGCACTCGATGTAGACCATGTCGTCCGAGTCGCCCGAAAGGGCCTCACGGCGGCGACGTTTGAACTCTTCGCCGCGATCCGTCGGCCGCGGAGGTGTCCCCACGATAAACATCAACGGGTCCGTTGCCTGGTTCATCGTCGGCACCAGGTCGTCGAGGGTTTTCTCGGTGAGGCGCTGCCCCTCGTCGAGGATCAGCATGCCCACCTTCGTGAACCCGAGACCAAAGCCGCGCTCGCGCGCACCGAACAGGATGCGGGAACCATTCGTGAACTCGACAGACTCGTCACCCGAACCCATCCGGACCTGCTTGATGAAGGGTGCGATCTTGCCCTTCTTCGCCATCGCAGCCATCGCCCGATGAGTCTCACCGGCCGTCGCCAACTGATGCGCAGTCCAAATGACCAGCATCCCCGGCTGCAGCATGCACAGCGCGAACGCCAACGAGCCGATGAAGAACGTCTTACCCACCTGACGTGGGATTGAGATGACCACCCCACCGATCGAGCAGGCGTAGGAACCGTCAGCACGCCGGCCGAAGATGACCTGGCCCGCACCGTCCTGCCACGGATCGAACTCGATCCCCAACCGACGACACTCCGCCTTCACCGAGGGCCAAGACGTCGTCCTCAAACCGGACGGAATGACAAGGTGGCGCGCAGCCTCAGAGAGCCGCGGCGTCGAACTCCTCGTCGTCAACATCTGCGCCGCCACCAGTGTCCTCCGCGTCCTTCAACTCAAGCGCGGCGATCTCCTTCGACAGCAACGACAACTGCCGATGCAACGCCGCCAACGCCGGGCCCTTCTCGCCAGGAAGCGCAGCAACAACCTCACGCCGCTGAGCCCGCAAGATCTCGAGGTAGCTACCCGAATCGATCGCCTCATCGAGCGTCAAGATCCGGGCGGCCGGCTTCTCATCAGCGGAAACGGCACGCAAAGCGGGCTTCGAAGCCATTGCATCCACCTCCGCTCGGCAAGAAAAAATGCGACGGATAGAACGGCGCTATCCCCTGGGGTCGCCGCCCCTTAGGGGTGGGAGGGTGGTACCCCCTGGTCGGGGGTTGGTCGCGGGTGACTTGGGTTGGTCATGTCGCTGGGCCCCATCCGGGCGATGCGTTGATGCTTGGCTTCGCGACGGGAGCTGTCCGTCCTGCGCCTCGTTGTTGGTTGCATCTGCGTAATCGGTGCAGCAGACGAAGGTTGTCTGCTGCGAGTGGATCACCGCCGAACTTGATGGGGATGATTTCGTCGACTTCGGGGAATTGGTCGTCGTGGTGGTGGCGTTCGCGGGCGGTTTGGGTGTTGAGCCAGTCGGTGGGCCAGGGGCAGGCGGGCCAGGCGCAGTGGGCTCCGGTGGTTAGGAGGCGTTTGCGGAGTTCGCGGCGTCGGTGGCCGTTGGCGTACCTGGGATTGGTGGTCATGGTCAGTACCGGGTGATGCCGGAGAGAGCGCCTAAACACGTGGCCGTCCGTGGCCTCGTGTGACCTCGAGCCTCAACGTTCCGTCCGTGGACAGCGCCGCGCAAGTTCGCAATCGGCAAGAGCTCCCCCAACTGATCAGAGCTGTCTTGACCGACGGCCCACGACAGCCACTCAGACTCGGTACGGTTTGGTCATGAGCGACAACCTGCAAGCCGCTGCCACGGAGGTCTACCGAGCGGCGAAGAGAAACACGCCAGAGAAGTTCGTTGTCACACGGAACACGCTCGATCAGGTGATCAAGTACGGCGAAGACGAGAGACTGACCACGGAGAATCTGGTGGCTTGCCTGTTCGGAGCCATCGCTGCACTGGAGGGCCAGTTGATCGAACTTCGCAAACCGTCGGACCTCGTAGACTCGGAATAAAGCGCCCGGGGGCGACGACTATCAAGGCTGGACGTAGAAGCGGCCGGCAGTCTCGCTGATCCTCCCGGTTGAGGCTTCACTCCGGGCGGTGATTCGGAGAACGCGACGGTCTTCGCGATCAAATGGGAACAGGCTAGCCGGCAACTCGAGAGTGAACGCGTACGCATGCGCCTCAAGACTGACAGCCGAGTTGACATCCCGGGTGGGGCGTCCCGGCACCTCGAGCGAGACGGTCCGATCGCCGTCACCCTTGAAGGTCGCGATGAGCTTGCAGATCTCGGTTCGTTCGTGTGTCGCGACGCTGAAGGTCACGACCAGATCGCCGCGGTTGGGCAAAGGACCGTCGGTCTGGCAGTTGATTTCGACGTATTCGGGATGCTCATCCTCGTCGTAGTAGTACGCGACGCCGTGCACTTCCTTGATCGCGGGCGGGTTATAGATGTGGGTCACAGGCGAAACATACATGCACGAAGGGCGATCGGTGCAGCGACCGACTAGCGCAACTATCCAGCCGTCTGCTGACCCGAGACTGTAGAACCGTTAGGGCCAAAGGGCATTCAGCTCGATAGCGCGACTGTCAGAAGTACTCCCAAGTCCACCCGCTGAACTTGACGCTCACCCACAGGCGTGAATGATGCTGGCGGTTCGCTACTCGGACGACCGCCGCGCCATCATGTCCGCGCGGCGTGCGTCGGCCACGTACACGTCGTCGAGAACGAATCGCGCGATCGTCAACGCATCCTCTGCATCCTCCTGATTCGGAGCGACCTCGATCTCGCCGTGAGCCATGTCGTTGCCAAGGATCCGAAGCGCATGTGCCATGTCCTTGGTTCCCTTCCGAAGATGACCCGCCTCGAACATTGCATTGATCTTCTGAACCAGGGAGCCGTCACTGATGTGGCTCTGGCGCGCTGTCGCCTCAATCAAGCTCCGAACGAGCAGCAAGACAGCTCGGTGTGCTCCTACGCTCAGGGCATTGTGAGCCTCGATCAAATAAGCAGCAACGGCCTCTGGCACGAAGGATACGTCGACCGGCAACATTGGAGACGGCGACCAAGACGAGATCGTCATCAGTTCACCCTCCTTGACTGCCATCGCCCCTTCAAGAATTGAACCCTCGTTGAGGGACCTGTTGGCCCGGCGTGTCAAGCCGAGCGCGGAATTGAACCTCTGGCATGCATCGCACGTCGCCGAGACCTCGATCTCGTACTGATACTGGGGGTAGGAGTCAGGAACGACCTTGATCACGAAAGCCGTTCGGGCTGTGAAATGGGTTTGATTTCCACAGAAGGCGCAGATGCCAGCAAGCATGCTCGCAGGTTACGCGATTGCGCTGCCGGCGGGGTTCGAACCCGCGCACCGATGGCTCTACCGGCTGAGCTACGGCAGCTACCTGTGTGACCCCCAACCCGATGTCGGGGGCCTCTCGACCCGGCTCACCGGGCTGGAGGACACCGGCTTTCGGGGAGAACACCAAAGGCCGCATCCCCGTTGGGGTGCGACCTACACCACGAGTATAACCACACCGGGCCGCCGCCGTCACGCCATTTGGGGTCGTGTCTCCTACTCCCGACTGGGATTGGAGGTGCTTGACAAGCGCGTCAGCGGGCTCCGATTCCGTACTTCTCGGCTAGCCGTTGAGCGATGCGCTCAGTCTTCGCTTGCTCCTGTCGTTTCTCCTTCTGCTCCTTCGCGTAGCTCATAACAAGGGCTTCGTAGTCGTCCTCGGCGTAGAAGTGGCCGGCGGCGCAGACAACGCGGCGCGAGTCGCCGGGGAACGCGGGGGGCCAGACAGCGAGGCGCGCGCCGCAGTCGTCGTGCCCGCAGGGGACCTGCGAGTAGGCGGCCTGGGTGGCGCGGGGCCAGCGGGCGTTCATCCGCCAGATGTCACGGAGCTGCTCCCCCATCGCGTCGATGTCGCCGGTGTGGGTGGTGACGAGGATCGCGTCGAGTCGAATCTTGAGCCAGTGCGCGGCTACTCCGACGGCTTCTGCCGCTCGAGCGGCCGTGACGCCGACCGGCAGGCCCACGATGGTCCCGTTGTTGTCCCGCCACGAGCCCGCGAGGACTCGCGCCGGCTTCTGGTTGAGGATGCTCGCCCAGTGTCCGGACCAGTACACGAGAGTCGCGTAGAGATGGTTGACGTCGTCGAAAGCGGCCTGGTTAAACGGAAGCGGTGCCGAATCGTTCGCCGTGTCTACTTTGTCGGTGCCTGCGCTGCCACTGGTGATCATGTTGCCGACGAGGTGGCCAGCGATCTCTCCCGCCTGGGTGAGCGGCATGTCCAGGCGGGCCCAGCAGCTGGTGCAGTAGCGGCCATGCGTTGCGGTGTTCTCGTGGGTGGGGTCGGTGTCGTGCCGCTGGCAGTATCTGACCTCGTTCGTCATCGGGTCTCCTTGGTGGTGATAGCTCGCATGGGTCGGGTGCCTGCGAGAGTCGCGCCGATCATCTCGGCCATTTGCACGTGCGCGTCGGGCTGGTCATGCGGCGTCGGCTTGCGGCGTAGCGGCATTAGGCCAGCCGCGCCGCAAGCGGTCGGATTGGTGGCTTTCGCAACCGCCGGATCCCAGGCGCTAGCGCGGAATCGGCCCATCCACAGGTGCCCCCCGTTGCTGTTCGCGAAGATCAGGGCGTCAGATGGCCCGCGCGTCCCGAGCGCTACGACGGCATCGTGAGGGAGGGAGATTGTTCGCCTCGACCGTGATGACTTTGGGTGTTTCAGGACGGGCCCGCCGCCATCGGACTTTTTCCACGCCTTCGACACTCGGATGGTAGGTGGGTTGGACCGGTTGTCGAGATCGCCCCAGGTAAGTGCGGTCGCTTCTCCCCACCGGCATCCGGTGTTGGCGAGGAGTATGACGAACGCGGCGTACTGCTCTGGGATGAAGTGCAGCAGGGTGGTGTACTCGTCGACGGACAGGAACACGCCTTCGTGTTGTTCACCGCGGCTGAGGCGGGTCTTCCTGGCTGGGTTGTCGGGGCGGAGGCCGTTGTCGACCGCGCTCGTCATGACAGCTGACAGCACGGCGTGATAGTTCCGGACGGTTTTGGCGGAGATCCTCTGATTCGGGTTCCGGGCTGTCGTCTGTGACTCCTGCCATGTCACCCACCGACCGACGTCCGCTTTGGTGATGCTGTCCACTGGCATGTCGCCGAGTACTTGTAGGAAGGATCGGTTGGCGTCACGCAGATAGTCGCGCCGGGTCGCCGCCTCCACCCCGGTCAGGAGACCCGATTGGGGGTCGAGATACTTCGTGACCCAGTCCGTGAGTGTGAGCGTTCCTGTGCTTTCGCGCCGACGCGCGGCTACGACGCTGCGAGCTGCTTCCCAGCCGACCTTTTCGACAAGTGACCTGAAGCTTTCGGCCTCGCGGATGTCGAGGAAAGTCGCCTGGAGTTGCTGTCCGCGGTGTCGGCTTTGAACCCGGTAGCGCACTCCCCCACTCGCTGTGGTTCGAACTCCGATGCTTGCCATCTGTTCTCGCTCTCTCGATTTGCGTTCTTCGACACGCGGTCTAGTCGACACTCGTGTATTCGTCCTCGGTCACCGGTTCCCACGGGGCCGGTGCGGGCATGAATCGCTTGATGATCGCCGGCGCGATTAGGTCCTCCGGCGCGGAAATGCTGTTGTGCGCGGCGATGCGGGTGGCGTTGTCGACGAGCCAGGCCTTCGCCTCCTCGAGCGTGTCGAACGTGAGGCTGTCGTGATTGCCGGTAGTCGATGGGTAGCGCTCGACGTACTTGTACTGCCAGGGACCGTCGAGATCGTTCAACTCGGCAGTGTTGCTCGTCGAGGTCGTCTCGTTGCGCATAGTTATCTCCTTGTGAAGTGCGGTCGGTCAGTAGTTGAAGTCGACGGCCCGCGAGTGCTGGCCGTCCCACACGAGGCGGATCTCGCCCGTGCGTCCGTGTCGGTTCTTGGCGACGTCGATGACCAGGTCGACGTCCGCTCTGGGGTCCTCGATGAGCCCTTCCTTGCGGAGCAGCATCACCACGTCGGCATCCTGCTCGATTGCCCCCGACTCGCGGAGGTCGGACAGCTTCGGGACGGACAGGGTCGTCGCCTCGCTGTTGCGGTTCAGCTGCGACAGAGCGATCACGGGGACCTTCATGTCCTTCGCGAGGATCTTGAGTTGCCGGGAGAACTCGGCGACCTGCAGGTGGCGGTCCCCCTTGCTCTTCGCGACCATGAGCTGCATATAGTCGACGACGATCCCGGACAGGCCACCGGGTTGCTTCGCGACAGTCCGGGCGAAGGTTCGGATGTCGGAAGGGGCCAGCCCGGAGCGGTCGTCGATCGCGATGTTCAGCTGCTCGAGTGTGGGGCGTGCGCGCCGGTAGAGCTCGAAGTCGTGCTCTGTGAGGCGGGCGTCCTTGATGTGCCCGACGCTGATGAGTGCGCGCTCGGACACGAACCGGGCAACGAGCTCTTCGATCGTCATCTCGAGCGACGCGAATGCGACGTTGCCATCGGACGCGAGCTGTGTTGCGATCTGCGCGGCGATGACCGTCTTGCCAACGCCTGGGCGGGCGGCGACTACATAGACGGCGCCCGGACGGAACCCGCCGATGGCTCCGTTGAGCTTCTCCCACGGCGAGGGCACGAACACGGACCGGTCCGACTTGCGGTCCATCACGTCGTCGAGCACGTCGCGGACGAATCGCAGTTTGGCGGTTCCGGTGCCGATCGCTTCTTCGATCATGGTCCGCGCGCGGTCTGCGACGTCGGCGGCATCCAACCCCGACTCGATATTGGTGAGCGCCGCCGCCACGGACGACAGCCGTCGTCTTAGAGCTCGCTTCGCCACGATGTCCGCGTAGAACGGCACCGAGCCGGCCGCTGCCGGGACTGAGGTCAGGCCGAACAGGAGCGCTGCATCATTCGGCATCGCTTCGGAGAGAGTGAACGCGTCTACGGGACGCCCCTGATCCCACTCCCTCCGCATTGCATCGAAGATGTCGCCGTGGCGCGGCTCGTAGAAGTCGTGGCCAGTGAGGGCGATGTCGTCGAGTGCGGCCCCATTCGTGATCAGCACAGCCGTGAGCAGGGCCACCTCGGCTTCCTGCGCGGCGGTCACTCGTCGCTCCCGTCGAACTGCCACCGGTAGGGCTGCGCTGGAGGTGCGTTGCGTGCAACGTCACGCTCGGCGAACTCCTGCTGCTTGCGCATGCCGTTCTTCCACGTCGCGAGCCAGTCGAGTTTGACGCCCCGCGTGCCGGGAACGCTCTTCCAATAGTCGATGAACTCCGGGAGCTTCTTGTCGAGGTCGACGAGGGGCACCTCGGAGGCCGCCCATTCCCGCATCTCCTTGGTGATCAAAAGGCCTTCGGGGACACGAGTTCCGCGCTCAGGCGCGGCTCTCTTCTTCGTAGAAGAAGATGTCTTTGTCTCTGACTCTGTTATTAGCTTGGAGTTTGGTTCAGCAGGTGCTGCACCACGTGCTTCAGCACTTGCTCGACCTCCTGCTGCGCCCGCTTCCCGCTTAGCGTCGATGTCCGCGCGGGTTTGCTGATGTTCTGCGAAGTCATGGATCATGTAGCCCCGATCGACGATGGAAAGTGACGGATTGGTAACGTCGTTCGCTAAAAGTTCGTCGATCGCTCTCCTCCGCCACTTCCGCGACGCGATCCGACCGTCCACGAAGCCGTCGTCGAGCATCCGTCTGGAATGGAGCGTCATCTCGACGAGGGTCCGGAAGGCGGCATCGGATAGGGGGGCGATCTTCGGCGAATCGGCAAAGTCGATCGTGAACCTGCCGTAGAGCCTGCGATCCTTCTTGGCTGTCATCGCTGTCCGTCTCTGGCTGCGGTGACGAGGAGCAGGAGCCCGCGGAACTCGCGACGACTGATGCCAAGGCGACGCCTGATCTGCTTGTCCGTCCACCCGTACGCGCGCGCCAGAGAGACGAGGTGCGCGGCACTCTGGGCGGCACGGTCGACATCTGCTTGAGCGGTGGCGAGTATTGCGGCCGCGTCTGCAGTGAGCTTCCTGGCTCGGTCGAGGTACTCCCCAGCGATGCGGTGTCTGTCCGGGCTGATAGCCATTTCGGGTCCTCTCGGCGTTCGGGTGTGGGTGCGTGATGGGTGGTCCCGCCGGCAGGATTCGAACCTGCGACCATCCGCTTAGAAGGCGGCTGCTCTATCCACTGAGCTACGGCAGGGGGTGTCCCGGTGGGACAGGTGGCGGGGCGACGAGAGAGACCTGCCCGGTCCGCGCCCAACCACCTCGGCGCGCTCGCTCTCGTTCTTCTGTAGGTGTCAGCGCCCCTCGATGTCAGGAAGGGAGGGACGCGTGCCAGGCGCGGACGGCCGCTTCCATCTGGTCGACGATCGTGCGGAGGTCTGCGAACTCACGGTCGATGGCGTCGCCGAGTTCACCGACGGTGTGCGCGGTGATGCTCCACTCGCTGAGGTCGAGCGTCGCCGTCCAGTCATCGGTGTCGAAACCGTCGATGGGAACAAGGTGCGACCCGTAGACGCGGACCTCGCTGTCATCCGACTTGGCTTCGATGATCGGGCCGAAGTGCCCGTCTCGCTCGAACTCTTCCTGCGTCGTGTGCTGCACCTGGCACCACCCATACCTTGGGCAAGGCGCTGGAGCCGTGGTTCCGTTGCATTCGGCCATCAGTGCCCTCCTTCTGCGACGCGTCGCGCACGAAGGCCGCGACTGTCGACGATGTACTCGTCCTCGTTGCGATCAGTGATGTGGGCGAGGAGACGATCCGGCGCCACGGTGATCGTGTAGACGTTCCGCGGCTTGGCGCCGTACCTGGCCTCGTTGATTTCGAGGAACCGTTCGGCGACGTTGAGAGAAGCCGTCCACGCCAGCCTGTGAACGTAACGGGGCTCGGCCGCCCTGTAGAGCGTGATCGGCTCGGAGGGTCGCTTGGCCGACAAGCCGTCTTCCGTATAACCCGCCATTTCGAAGAACTCCACCCACTTGCGGTAGCCCAGTGCTGCGAACGGGAGGTGCGCCGACGACCAGGCGTACGGTACGGCCTCGGCGAGATGCTGCTTCTCCCGCAGGCGTCCGCTGAATACCCAGTCGAAAAGCATGGTGGGCAATTCGTGGGAGCCGATGCGCAACGAGGCCTCGATGAATGGGTTGCGAACATCGCTCATTCGGGCACGGCTCCCTCGATGTCGATGTTGAGGATGAAGGCGTGCGCGGACGTGACGGTGCCCTCGTGGACGGTGTTACCCATCGGGTCCATGAGTGTGACGTGTAGATCGCGGGCTCTGACGTGCAGGTCGTCGTGCTTCGCAAGGGTCCGCAGGCGGGCGACGGCCTTCCGGTGCGCTCGCTCCTCCCAGCCGGTTTCTACGCGAGCGATGAGCAGCTGGTCGTTGTCCACGAGCAGCACCTCCCACGTTCCGAGGGCGTCGTAGAGGACGCTTCCGCCGAAGAGGCTCCGCCCGGTGAACGGGCCGGGGTCTCGTCGGGCGTCCGTGCGGTTGAAACTCGTCCGGGCCGTGGTCGTCCCGCGGAACGTGTCGTAGGTGATCGTGAGGGAACCGTGCTCCCCCGCGATGAACGGCTCACGTCCACGAGCAGTGACGATCCGGGCTTCAACGCCGGCAGCGCTGAGCTCTGCGCAGGCTGTCAGCATGAGGTTCTGGCGGCGGGCCACGATCTCTGCGATCGATGCGCGCATCTGAGAGAGGGCGGTCGAAGCGTCGTGGACGAGCGTGCTGACGTCCGTTGTGTTCGTGGTGGTCATCGTTTCTGCTTTCGGGTCGTCAACCATGTGCGGATGGCCGCGACGTCGCGGTCCTCCGCTGTCTTCGTGTGGCTGGTCTGGAGGTATCGGATGATGGCGGCGCTGTCCGGGTCGGCAGGTAGGACGACGCGTGACCGGGCGGGCGCTCGAGTCGGCTGCGGGGGCTTTCCCTCCTCGAGTGACGTGACTCGCCGAACGAGGTCGTGGAGCATCCCGATCGCATCGGCCATCAGATGAGGGCCGGCTTCTCGAGGCGCTTCCCGCGACGCGCGTCCGCCAGAAGGCGCTCGGCATCCGAGATGCGTCGGTTGAGGATGTCGCGTTCGTCGCGGAGATCCTTAAGGTCGCCCATCAGGTCGTGGAGGCCCTCGCATTCGGCGCAGATTACGGCGCCCGGCGCGTCGGCTTTACCGCCACTACCGACGCGGAGAGAGGGCACGAACCGCTCCCCGCACAGCGCTCGGATGGTCTCACCAGAGATCAGGGCGGTGTCGATAGCTCTCCGGGGCGCGTAGTGGTTCACGGTCACGACTGCACCGCCTCAGCCTGGAATCCCTTCAACAGTGCGATGAGGGCAGGGATGTCTTCGACGAGGATGGTGAAGCCCTCGTTGTTCGCTCTGGTCTGCGGCTCCGATGGCCAGATGTTCGCCCAACCGACGTACACGTGGTCGTCCATGGTTCGGTAGGTGCCGTCGTTCTGACGCAGGTGAAGAAGCGTGCGCGTCGCGGTGAACGAGTCGACGATGACAGTTGTCTCGTCGGCGATGCAGTAGTCGTCGTCTTCGAGACCCCGCGTATCGGCCCAGACCGACATCGGGATCTCGGGGTGAGGGTCTCCGCCGGGTTTTGCTACGATGGTGTTCAACATTGATCTACCTCCGGGTGGATGGAGCCGGTTCTGCCATAGCGGTGGGAGAACCGGCGTTTTTTTCGTCGCCAGATGGAGCCGACCATCAGGCGTTGCTGTCTTTCCGACTTGGTTCGACGACGCGTCGCCGTCCGCGAAAGCCGCGCCGGCTAGTTGGTCTCCGTGAATGCGTCATTGATGATGCGCTCTAGCTCCTCAGCGGCGACGACAGTGCGTCCGCCAATCTTTCCGGCCTTGATCTGCTTCGTGTGGATCAGCCACCGGACGGATGCTGTCGTTCGGCGGAGCTCGGTCGCCACTTCATCGACGAAGTAGAACCGTGGGCGCGGTGCTGCGGATATGGTCATCGGTTCTCCCAACCTTCTTTTCCAGTTTCTACGACTGGGAATGACTGTAACCCGCGATTCCGGTGGTGGCAACTAGGAATCGTGGTTATCTTTGCTTCATGTCCAGAGACGTCCAGATCGGCCAGAACCTTGCGAGGCTTCGAGGCTCCATCTCGCAGAGCGAACTCGCCGCCCAGATGAAAGCGCTCGGGTGGAAGTGGTCCCAGTCGACGGTTTGGAGCATCGAGAAGGGAGATCGTCCGCTTCGCCTGGCCGAGGCGGAAGACCTTCTGCCGATCCTGAACTTGAGCGACCTGCACCAGATCATCGGAAGCGCCTTCGAACGCGACATGGCCGACATGGTCGACAGAGTGCGGAAGCTTAGAGACTCAGCGATGAGAGCGATCCACTCGTACAATCACGCGCGCCTCGACCTAGCAATCGCGGCGGACGATCATGACTTGGGAGTCACAGAGCATCATGAAGTAGTTGAAGAGGTCCGAGTGGGGCCGATCGAGCTCGCCGAGGCATACGAGGTGTGGGCCATCAACGTTGCCGAAGGTGATGCGCCTGTCGACCGATCCAACCCGTATCCTCTGGGGTTGCCGGATCCGGCGGAGCAAGGGTCCATGCTCAGCTTCTACTTCAAGACGACCGGCTACAGAGGTGATCGTGGCTGA